CGAAAAGAATTTGATAACTTTAGGTCACTCATTGCACAACAGATTGCATCATCACAAATGTCTGGTGCTGGTGGTGGTGAAGTTAGACTTGAGTTTATGGATGATGTTGACAGAACTACTGCAAAAGTAGATGGTAAGTTTCTTAAATATCAATCATCTACAGGTAAGTTTATTGGTGCAGATGCTGGAGTAACAAACGAACAATTACAAGATGTTGTTGGTGCAATGATTAGTAGTAATACTGAAAGTGGTATTACTGTAACATATGAAGATAGTGATGGTACGTTAGATTTTGTTGTTGGTACACTCAACCAAGATACCACAGGGAACTCTGCAACATCAACTGCATTAGAAACTGCAAGAACGATAGCTGGTGTGTCTTTTGATGGAACTTCTAACATTAGCATTGCAAGTACAGACTTGAGTAATACAAGTAATATAACTCTCCTGACTTCAACACAGACATTAACAAATAAAACTTTGACGAGTCCAGTTATAAATACTGGTATAACTGGAACTGCGTTTTTAGACGAAGATGATTTAGCAAGTAACTCTGCAACAAAGATTGCATCACAACAATCAATCAAAGCATATGTTGATGCAGCTGAATTAAGAACCAGAGCATTTGCAATTGCAATAGGTGCTGGACTTTAGTTATTGACTAAATAGTATATAAAGGAAAAAGATATGGCAATACCAAGTTCAAAATCAACATTAAAATCATATTGTCTAAGAGCATTAGGTTTTGGTGTTATTGACATTAACGTATCAGATGACCAAGTAGATGATAGACTAGACGAAGCATTACAATACTTTGCTCATTACCATTATGATGGTATCGAGAAGATGTATCTTAAATATCAAGTAACTGCAGCTGATATTGCAAGAGGTAAAACTAACGACACAACAACTGCAACTGATGATTCAGATAGTACTATAACTGCATCTTTTGGTGAAGGTAAAGGTTTTATACCTATGCCGTCTGGTATTGTATCAGTTTTACAAATTTTTTCATTTGATAATACTGCAACAAACAATATGTTTGACATTCGTTATCAACTTAGACTAAATGACCTTTACGATTTTAGTTCTACTTCAGTTGTTCATTATGAAATGACTATGCAACATTTAGATTTCCTATCACACATTCTTGTTGGAGAGAAGCCTATTCGTTTCAACGAACATCAAAATCGTTTATATATTGACATGGATTGGGAGAACGATATAAGTGAGGGCGAATATTTAATTATTGAATGTTATCGTAAACTAGACCCAGCAACTTTCACAGATATGTTTGATGACATCTATCTAAAGAGATATGCAACTGCATTGATTAAAAGACAATGGGGTGCAAACCTTTCAAAGTTTAATGGTGTTGCAATGTTAGGTGGAGTAACTATGAATGGTGAAACAATCTTTTCACAAGCACTAGAAGAAATACAACAACTAGAAGATAAGATGTTATTAATTGAACCACCTATAGATATGTATAAAGGTTAAGTAAATGGCTGTTAATAGTGCATTTCACACGAGTAATCTACACTCACTTGCAACTGAAAGAAGTTTGTATCAAAACTTAGTTAAGGAAGCAATCCAGATTTATGGACATGATGTGTATTATGTCAATCGTGAAACTGTTGCACTTGATAATGTTTTGGGAGAAGATGCACTATCCAAATACACAAATGCAGAACCAATCGAAATGTATGTAGAAGACGGAGCTGGTTTTGGTGGTGATAAAGAAATCATATCACAGTTCGGTTTAGAAAATCGTAATGAAGTTACATTTGTAGTTTCCAAAGAACGATTTCAAGAGATGGATAGTCAAATCAATTTAGAAGAAGGTGGTGGTTCTATTGCATTAGAAGATGGTAGTATAGACCAAACTGATTCTTCATCTAATCTTACAACACTTACTGGAAACTATTACATACTACAAGATATAGCTACAACAGATGCAGACAGACCACAAGAGGGAGATTTAGTTTATCACCCAGTATTTGAAAAGATGTTTGAGATTAACTTTGTAGACCATGACGAACCTTTTTATCAACTGGACAATAACCCAGTATATAAACTAAGATGTAAACAATTTGAGTATGCATCTGAAGTTATGGACACAGGTATTGCAACTATTGATGCAATAGAGGGTGACTTGAGTACAGATGCGAGAGCATATCAGATTACACTTGAAAACGAAGTCGGTTCTGTTCTTCTGGAAAATGCAGCAGACACAGGATCAAATGCATACATAATTACAGAAGACTACATAGTAGGTGATTATGTTACTGATAAGACTTCACAAAATGAATTATTCGACCAACTTGACGATACAGTATTAGATTTTACTGAATCAAATCCGTTTGGTGATGTAGGGAGTGCCACATAATGTTAGGACAACAATTTTACCACGAGACAGTTAGAAACATAATCGTTGCGTTTGGAACTATGTTTAATAATCTTCAGATAGTTCGTAAGGACAATTCTGGAACAGTAACACAAGCAATGAAAGTTCCACTTGCATACGGGCCAAAACAAAAATGGTTAACTCGTTTAGATGCAGACCCATCACTTGCAAATTCAGTTGCGATTACATTACCACGACTTGGTTTTGAGATTGGTTCATTAACATATGACTCCACAAGAAAATTAAATCGTGTACAGAAATTCAAAAAAGTAAAGTCAGCTAGTTCTGATGCAAATAAGTTAGACACACAGTTTATGCCTGTTCCATACAACATGGACATTACTTTATATGCAATGGCAAAAAACTCTGATGATGCGTTACAGATGGTAGAACAAATACTACCTTTCTTTCAACCAGATTATACACTTACACTTAATGATATGGCAGACATGGGTATCAAACGAGATGTTCCTATTATTTTAAATAGTGTTTCATACGAAGATAACTATCAAGGTGACTTTGAGAGTCGTAGAGCAATAATCTACACACTTGCATTTACTTTGAAGTTTTATCTATACGGCCCAGTCACTTCTACAAGTGTTATCAAAACTGTACAAGTAGACCAATTTACAGACCTACCAGCAGTTACTCCTACAAGAGAACAAAGATATTCAGTTACACCTACGCCTGCGAGTGCAGATGCAGATGATGACTTTGGATTTAACGAAACTAGTTCTTTCTTTCAAGATGCAAAGAATTATGATTCAACTAGTGGAACAGATGTTAAAAAAGGTTAGTTATGAAAGACCCATTTATAGAAATAGATAAAGCACTTGGTGTGTTTGATCCAGTACAATCTGCAATAGAACAAAATAATATTGTAGTACCAAAGGTAAAACCACCACAAAGTAACGAAGATGATATAGAGAACGACTATAAATATCAACGAGAAAACTTTTATGGTCTTGTTGAAAAAGGTTCTCAAGCGATTGAAGGTATTCTAGAACTTGCGAAAGAACAAGAACACCCAAGAGCATACGAGGTTGCTGGTAATCTTATTAAACAAGTAGCAGAGGTAACGGAGAAGTTAGGTGACTTACAAGAGAAAATGCGAAAACTTAAAGAAGTACCTAATTCTGCACCCAAGAATGTTACTAACGCATTATTTGTTGGTTCGACTGCTGAACTCCAAAAAATGCTAAAAGGAAAGTCTGATGGCTGATGCTACATATCTTGGTAATCCTAATCTCAAACGAGCAAATGTACAGCAGAATTGGACTAAGAAACAACTCCAAGAATATACTAAATGTATGGAAGACCCTCTGTACTTCATACAGAATTATGTAAAGATTATATCTCTTGATGAGGGTTTAGTACCATTTAAGATGTATCCCTTTCAAAAAGATATGGTTGGTACATTTCATAGCAATCGTTTTACTATATGTAAACTACCCAGACAGTCTGGTAAATCTACTGTTATGATTTCTTATCTATTACACTATGCGTTATTTAATCCTAGTGTGAATATTGCTATCCTTGCAAACAAGGCTGCAACTGCAAGAGATTTATTAAGTAGACTCCAACTTGCATATGAACACTTACCAAAGTGGTTACAACAAGGAGTTATGTCTTGGAATAAAGGTTCTCTGGAACTAGAGAATGGGTCTAAAATACTCGCTTCCTCGACCTCTGCGAGTGCTGTGAGGGGTGGAAGTTACAACATCATATTCTTAGACGAGTTTGCTTATGTACCATCAAATGTTGCAGAACAATTTTTTAGTTCTGTGTATCCTACGATTTCTTCTGGACAATCCACAAAAGTTATGAT